TCCACCGTTCGGGGGCATGGCTGCACCTGACCGTGGCCAGAGGACGCCGGCTGAGGGCTGCGTCGTTCTCCGGGGAACACCACGGACGGTTCGGTGGACTCTTTGAGGCGGCTGGCGACGCTGGCATCTCCTGTGCAACCACCTGAGTCGCCCACGACCATGACTGTCTACAAGACCCCCGACGCCATCGACCTGGCGACGCCGACCCACCTCTATTGGGTGGCGCTGTCCCATGTCGACTGGGCCGAGCCCAAGGTCATGGTCGTGCGGGGCGGGCCCGACGCTCTCGAGGCGGTGGTCCGCCTCGTGGAAAACGCCGCGTGGATCCCGCCGGGGGTCGAGTACGGGATCGAGCGCGTCGCCCCGGTCGGCGATTGCTGCGCGACGCATGGGAAGCTCTTCGCGCTCCGGCCGGGCGTGCTGCATCCCCTGAGCGTGCTCGAGGACGAAGGGATTCATGTCCACGCGGTCTAACGGCGAGTCGACGGCCCAGCGGTATCCGCTGTCGTGGCCGACCGGGTGGCGCCGCACCCCGGTGGGGACGCGGCAACACGGACGCTTCGGCATCAAGCGCGCGGGGGACTATCGCCGGCCAATCACCGTGGAGGTCGCCCGCGTGCGAGTCCTCACCGAACTGTCACGCCTCGGGGTGGCGCACGGCGACGCGCTCCTCTCGACGAACCTGCGGGTCCGCCTCGATGGCTCGCCCTACAGTGACGCCAAGCCGGAGGGCGGTGACCCCGGCGTGGCCGTCTACTTTCGGCTCGACGGCAAGGACCGCGTCTTGGCGTGTGACCGTTGGACGACGGTCGCCGATAACCTCGCCGCGATGGCGGCGCACGTCGAGGCGATTCGCGCCGTGGACCGCTACGGCGTCGGCACGCTCGACCAAGCCTTCGCCGGCTATGTGGGCCTGCCCGCCAAGGGCACCACGTGGAAGACGACCCTCGGGTTTGCGGTCGATGCCGCCCCGACCACCGACGAGATTCAAGCCGCCTTCCGCCAGCGCGCGCGCACCGCGCACCCTGATGTGGCCGACGGGAGCCATGACGCCATGGCCTCGCTCGTCGCGGCGCGTGATGAGGGACTCAGTGCCGTCTAGCGAGGCGCGGACGCCTCGCGGGGGGCCCCGTCGCCGGGGCCCAGCGGCCCCCGACCCGGCCGCCGATGCGGTGCTCGCGACACTGGGTGACGAGTTCCGGTCGCTCTATCGCCTCTATGGGCATCCGGCCGGGCTGAACTCGGCCCACCGGTTCCGCGTGGAACACGGCCGGGCCAAGCTCCAGACGATTGTGAAGGTGGCGGCCGCGTACGGCTTCGTCGTGCAGCTGCGGCTCGTGCGGCCGCCGGCGCGAATGACGGCCACGCCGCCCGAGGGTGTCACGCTGGACGGAGGGGTCTGATGGTCCCGGGGAAGACGCCGCATCAACTGATGCCGACCGAGGTCGCGACGCGCACGTGGGGCACGCTCACGCTCGTCGCCAAGCGCAGTGACGGGGTCGAGTTCTTCGTGCGGATCGTCCCGACCGCCGACGACCCGCCGACCCCGACCCTCGTCCCGCTCCCGCCCCACCGCGCCTCAGACGTCACGCACGGCTGGGCCACCCTCGACACCTTCCGCGACTGCGCGTGTACGGCCGACGTCCAGTGCGCCTGGCACGCCGAGTACCTGCCGCGACACGAGCACGGGACGGGGCCGGGGCGCGTGCTCACGCCGAAGGGCGTGACGCCGGTCGGCGGCGGCCGGCGGGGGGACCAGTGAGCCTGGCCGACCTGCTCCGCAGTTCGCGCTCGCTCGACCGGATCGCCGACGCGCTCGAGCGCCTCGCCCACGTCGCCGAAGGGAAGTTCGTCCCGCTCCCCGTCTCGCCCGAAGACGAAGCGAGCGCCGCCATCACCTACGTGGACGACCGGCGCATGGCCGCGGCGTACGAGATTGAGACGCGCCTGCGCCGCCACCTCAATCGCGACCCGGAGCCCGAGGAAATCCTGCGGGAGCTGGACGGCTTGACCGCGCGCGAGGAGATTCCGCCCGAGGACGTGTCGCCGCTGCCGTTCGTGCGGCGCTGAGGAGAGGCCATGTTCTACGTGACCGACCTGCCGCAGTACCGGTGCCACAAAGTCGTGCGGGCCGCGAAGATCGCGGCGGTGGAACCGAACCACCTCACGGGGGGTGCCATCTTGTACTTCGACGAGGCGGCCCTCGCGGTCGACCCCCACTATGTCGTGCGGTCCTGGGTGGCCAAGCACGCCCCGCAGGTCGGCGGCTACCTCGTCTGCTACGACGACGGGTACGAGAGCTACTCGCCGGCCGCCGCGTTTGAGGCCGGCTACACTCTCCTGACCGGCGCGGAGTAGACTGCCCACGATGCGGCCGCCCACCCGCGCGCTCTCCCTCGTCTCCACCGCCTCGAAGCGCGAGGGCGACGCGCTCGCCGCCCGCGAGACCAGCCGCACCTACGCCCAGCCGGGCGCGGTCGCGGCCGTGCGCGCCTTTGAAGCGGCGGTCGGCGGCCGCGTGAAACTCATCGAGGCGATGCTGCAGGCGCCGCCGTCGAGCGCGCTCGACTATGTGGTCGGCTTGATCGCCGACCCCCGGGAAGACGCGACCGATCTGGCCGTGCTGTGCGCGCGCGGCGGCGTGACGCTGGGCGAACTCCTCGAAGCCTTCAAGCAAGGCACCTACGCCAAGATGGCGGTCCTCTCGGTGTACCGGCTCGCGCAAGCGGCCCCGGCGGCCGTCGACGACCTGGCCACCCGGTCGGCGCCGTACGACGAGACGTGCCGCGCGTGCAACGGCACCGGCTCGCGCGCGCCGACGACGCCCGACGGCCGCCCGTCCCCCTGCGAGACCTGTAACGCGCTCGGCACGATCCGCCAGCTCCCCGAACTCGAGCGCCAGAAGCTCTTCTTCGAGATGACGAAGCTCGTGAGCAAAGGTGGGGGCGGGATTACCACCAACGTGGGGGTGAATGTCGCCCCCGCGGCGCCCCTCATCCCGTCGCAGTCCTATGACCGGCTGATCACCGCCGTGGACCGCATCTTGTATGGACGGGCGAGCGAGGACGACTCGCCCGAGGCCGACGCCCGTGGCGTCGTCGACGGTACCGTCGTCGCCGAGGCTGACATGACAGAAGCGCCCGACGCGTCCAACCGAAACCTTACCTGTGATACAACGACCGCACCCTCAGCGTCGTTGTCGTCATCGGAGTCGCTCCCATGACCGCGAGGGCCACGCGCTACGCGGTCGGGTCCATCGCCGTCGTAGCCCTCGTCGCGATGGAGCGGTGGCTGATGTCGCAGGACTGGACCGACTTTGCGAAGTGGTGCGCCTCGCTTGGGGTCGGCGGGATCCTGGCCGCCTTCATGTTCATGTTCTACCGGCGGGATATGAAAGACCGGCTCGCCAATCAGCAGCAGCAGACGGATCTGCTCACCGACGTGGTGAAAGAGAACACGTCGGCGATTACGACGCTCACGACGGAAATCCGGCTGCGCGGTGGGTGGCTCAGTGAACGGTACGCGCTGCGCAGCGAACGGCACAGTTAGCCCATGCGAGTGGCTTACGCGGATCCGCCCTACCTCGGTTGCTGCGCCCTCTACGGCCACGATCACCGCTCCGGCTGTTGGAACGATCTGGCGACGCACGCGACGTTGATCCACCGACTGACCGAGGAGTTCCCCGACGGCTGGGCGCTCAGCGCGTCGTCGCCCTCGCTGCGCGAGCTGCTGCCGCTGTGCCCGCCTGACGTGCGCGTAGCCGCGTGGGTGAAGTCCTTCTGCGCGTTCAAGAAGGGTGTGCGTCCCTGCTACGCGTGGGAGCCGGTAATTTATCGCGGCGGCCGCAACGCCCACCACCCGCCGCCAGTCAAGGGCGGCAAGCAGACGACGCCCAAGGATTTCATCGTTGCGCCGATCACGCTCAAGAAGGGGCTCACCGGCGCGAAGCCCGACGCGGTCTGCGCGTGGATTCTCGACCTGCTCAACGTGCAGGCCGGGGACGAGGTCGTCGATCTCTTCCCCGGGACGGCGGCGATGACGCGGACGGCGGCGGCGCTCACCGTCTAGCCCGCTAGACTTTCGTCATCCGCGCGCGTTATCCTCCCGCCATCGTGGTTGTCGGCTTCCTCGCCGCCATTCTCCTGACTGTGCTCACCCTTGGAGTGCTCACCATGGCCAAGCTCGCAGACGTGAACGATTCCCTCACCACCCAGACGGCCGCCATCGTGGCGCTCGCCGCCCGCATCCCGACCCCCGGCGCGGCGACCGAAGCGGACCTCGATACGGTCAAGGCCGGCATCGACGCCAACACCGCCTCGATCAACCAGCTCGTGCCGCCCGTCACGCCCACGCCGTAGGCGAGTTCCTCCATGGCTGACCACGCCGCCCCGTCGCCGCTCGGGCCGTCGATTCCCTGCTTGATGCAGGTGAATCCCTTCACGCCGAAGATTGACGGCAGTCTCACCTACCCGCAGACGAAACTGCGCGGGGGGTTGTTTTACGTCGGCGAGGCCAATGCCGGGGCCGGCGGCGGCGCGCGCTACGTCTTCATCTCGGACGGCAGCTTCTACAAGTTCGACCCGAAGACTGGCGCCGGCCAGATCGGCGGCCCGGACACCGCGCCGAGCTTCCCGCAGGAAGCCATCCTCGTGTTCGATGGCGCGAAGGTCACGGCGCAACCTGGGTTCGATTGGTTCGCGCTCACGGGCGGGAACCCGCCGGCGTTCGATTACTCGGCGACGCGCTCGGATCAGGTGGCGGGAGCGGTCTAGCCCGTGGCGTTCCTCTCGCAGGCGCCGTACTACCTGGGGAAGGGGACGCACGGCCGGTCCCCGTACCCGCCGCCGCCCGATCGCTGGTCGCTGATGACGACCCCGTGGCACTTCCAGGGGCTGCGCGTGCCGGGCCTCCCCATGCCGCCGAACACCGGCTGGTTCGAGCCGGCCCTCGCGTGGATCGAGAAGGCGCAGCGGGCCGCCGTCTACGCGACCAAGGACGCCGCCGGCGACCGCCTCTATGGCCTGTCGCTCTCGGGCGCGTACATGGAACCGGGCCAGCCGTACGAACAGTACCCGGGCGTCGACTTCAGCCAGGACCTCGCCGCGCTCAACGCCCTCATCGACGAGATCCTCACGGGCAGCCGCCCGGGCCTCCCGCGTGCCATCCGCCTCTTCCTCGCCGGCGACGGCCAAGGCGCCGGCCCGGGCTACAACGACCCGGTCGGCCGGACCTACGGCCACGACTGGCTCGTGGCGAACTTCGAGCGCGTGGTCGCTTCCCTCGGCCCACGCGCCCAGTACATTCAATTCATCCCGGGGTACGACGCCATCTTCTACGGCTGGTCGCCGGCGCAAGTGGCTGCCTTCGGCAGCCTGTTTGACGCGGTAGTCCGCGTCAAGTACCCGCACGCCGTCCTCGCGCTCGAGCACGGCATCGGCCACCCGCCGCTCGGCGACGGCGCCCTCAACTACGGCGTCGGCACCCAGATGGCGGCCTACGACATCGTCGCGAGTGAGTACAACGGCCAAGGCGGCGACACGCAGTGTCTCGTGCACGACGACAACGTGTGGCAGATTAACGGCCGGCTGCGCTATCCCGACGACCCGTACAATCGGCCGCCTGATCAGCCCGCCGGCGACGACCCCAACCCACCGGGGTACTTCGCCGACACGGCCCGCGGGCCGATCCTCCACGAGTGCATGGAGTGGGCGATCTACGAGGACGTGCGCGGCTGGTGTACGCCGGCCGGTATCGAGAACGACCGGGCGTATCTCCGGGCCATGGTGCCGCACTCGCGCGTCGCGTAGACTCAGCGCGCATCCCCGGGAGGGAACCCCATGGGCCTGATTGAGTTCTTCGTCTACGTCATCGTCGTGGTGTTGGCCGCGGCCGCCGCCCAGTGGGTCATTGCGACCTACGCGCCCGGCACCCCCGAGATCATCAAGAAGTCAGTCTGGGCGCTCGCCGCCGTCCTCGTGCTCGTGATGCTGGCGCACGCGCTCGGTCTGTGGGGCTACGACCCGCAGATTCCGCGGTTGCGCTAGGTCAGCCTCCCCCGGCGGGTCGCCGCGTCGACTGGGTCGCCGGGCTCCCCCGGTTCGGCGAACGACGTGGTCGGCTCCCGGGGCGAGTTCGTGTAGAATCCCCGGCATGCGACCCCTGCACTGGGTGGCCCTCGGGGCCTTCCTCACCTCCCTCTCGGCGCTCGTGACGACGCTCCCCACGTGGGCCGCCGCGACGACGCCGCCCTTTGTCGGCTCGGTCCTCGGGATGCTCGGCGCCTTTGCCGTGGCGCTCCTCTCCGGGCCGCCGATGCTCGGCTCGAACTTGGAAGCGACCTCGCAGGCGCTCCACATGAACGCGAAGGAAGGGACCTAGTCATGCTGCGTCGTCTCAACCGGCTCATCGACCGTCGCCCCGAGGTGCTGCCGTTCGCGCCGCTCGTGGCGTTCCTCCTCTTCAGCAGCGTGATCGTCTTCACGGCCTGCCCGACCACCCCGCCGAATCTCTCGCCGGCCGGCGCGACCGCCTTCAACAAGACGCGCGTGGTGAAGGCGCTCGACCTCGTGCGCGACACCGCCATCCTCGCCAACGCGCAGACGCCGCCGGTGCTCTCGACCGACGACACGCGCCTGGTCGTCCAGTTCCACGAGGCGACGATCAAGACGTTGCAGGCGACCGACCAGGGCTGGCAGGCCGCCGTGTCGACTGCCGTGACCGAGTTCAGTAAGACGCTCACCCCGGCCCAGCAGCATGTCATCGCGCCGTACCTCGTGCTGCTCCAAACCCTCATCGCGGGGCTCAGCTAATGGGCGCGGCCGCCCCACTGGTCACGATCGCCATCCAGGAGCTGCCGGCCCTCATCGGCTTCCTCAAGGCGGCCTTCGCGTCGCGCAATCCCGGCGTCGCCCCGCCGACCGACGCCGAGGTCATCGCGGCGTACCTCTCGGCCTGCGCGTCCTCGATCGCCACCGACGAGGCGTGGCTCGCCGCCCATCCAAAAGCGTAGACTGGCCTCGTGTTCCACCCCGAGGTCATCGACCGCGCTGAACGCGCGGTCAGTGCGTCCCTGAAGGGGACGCTGCCCGGCGGCCGCCTCGTCCGCCGCTCGCTCGACGAACGCTGGACGATGCGCGACCAGCTCGCCTCAGCCGCCCCGAAGAAGAAGGGCGAGCCGGCGGCTCGCCCCCTCACCTCAGCCGAGAGCGACTTCATCACGCACGAACTCCTCCTCGCCAAGCTCGACTATCGGTACTGGAGTGACGCCTGGGCCGTCATCACCAAAGAAACCCAGGACGCCGCGCCGATCCATCCGCGCTGGGCCAGCCAGCAGCTCTTCCTCGACCACGTCGCCGCCATGGAGATCGACCAGTTCCGCGCGGGGAGTCAAAACGGCGTCCTCGTGAACGTCGGCAAAGCGCGCCAGCTGGGCCTCTCGACCGAACTCGAAGTCATCATGGCGCACGGCGCGACGACGCAAACGGCCCTGCGGGGTCTGGTCGCCGCCGACGTCGAGGACCAGTCGAAGTACCTGTTCTCCCTCTTCGAGGGCATCGTCAAGGAACTCCCGTGGTGGCTGCTCCCGACCCTCGGGGCCTACGACACCGGCCGCTTCTGGTCGACCCTGACCAACCGGACGGAAGTCCGGACCGCCTGGGGCAAGTCGTCTCGCGGTGGCCTGGCCGACGACGCCAAAGCCAAGGGCAACATCGGCCGCGGCAAAACCTTCGGCCGGGTGCACCTGTCGGAACTCTCCACCTGGGAGAAGCCCGACCAGATCGACGATGGGTTAATCCCAGCGATTCCTCGTCGCCCGCGGTCGTTTGCCGGGTTTGAATCCACCGCCAAGGGCCGGCACGACTGGTGGCATACGCACTGGACGGCCACCGCGCGCGGCAAAACCCGGTTCCGGAACATCTTCATCCCGTGGTACGTCGAGCCCGAGAAGTACTGGGCCGTGCCGACGTCGCTCACCTGGCAGCCCGACGCGGGGACCCTGGCGCACGCGGTGGCGGTCGAGCGCGAATCCCCCGAGTGGCTCTTCGGCAAGACCATCCGCCTCACCCGTGAGCAGCTGGCCTGGTACGAGCAGACGCGCGACATGTACACCGAGAAGGGCGACCTGTACAAGTTTTACGAGGAGTACCCGGCGACGCCCGCCGAGATGTTTCAGTACTCGGGCCGCTCGGTCTTCACCGCCGCCACGCTCGAGGCCGTCCGCCGGCAGGAGACCGCGCCGCGGATCCTCAAGATTGAGCCGGCCAAAGACATCGCGACGCTCAGAGCGTGGGAACGCTCTGAGGAGGGGCGCTCAGGCGCGCCCCGCCCGGACTCCCGGCCATGAGCGAGCCCCTCCTCCTCCCAGCCGGCATGGGCTTCCGCGTCCCGTCGGCCCAGGAACTCCGCGAGACCGCCGAGGCGACCTCGCTCGGTCTGGATCTGTTGTTGTGCTATGAGCCCCCGCGACGCCGCGGCACCTACCGCTACGTCATCGGCGCCGACATCGGCGACGGCCTCGGGCTCGACCGTTCAGTCGCCCAAGTCGTCCGCCAGGGATCGATCGACGAGCCGGACGAGCAGGTCGCCGAGTTCGCCAGTGACACCATCGCGCCGGCGGAATTCGCGTCGATTCTCCTGGCGCTCGGCGACTGGTACCGCGACGAGTCCGGCTACGAGGCGCTCGTCGCCATCGAGTGCAATAACCACGGCCTGTCCACCCAGGACACGCTGCAGCTCCACCTCGGGTACACCCACTTCTACCGGTGGGAGTACTACGACTCGGCCGACCCGTCGGCCCGGTTCAGCACCAAGATCGGCTGGATGACGACGACCCGCACGCGGCCGATCCTCCTCGACAAGTTCCGCACGGCGCTGACGACCCGCGACGCGGTCACGTCGTTGCCTGACCTCATCACCCATTCGCCGCACCTGCACGAGGAGCTGAAAGACTTCCAGACCCAGGGCGCGCTCTGGGAAGCCGAGGCCGCCAAGGGCGCCCATGACGACCGCATCATGGCCGCCGCCATCGCCTACTACTGCACCTGGCGGCTTCGAGCGGGCGAGCAGGAACCGCTCGAAGATCGGCGCCGTCGGCGGAGCGAGCAGAAGCGCGTGCTCGCTCGGGTGGCTGAAGCCACCCAGGCCGGCACCCCCGACTTTCGCAACACGGCCTGCACGGCCGAGGAAGCCACGTCGCTCCCGACCGGCCCGGACGCGACCGAGGCGGCCGACGAAGAGGCGTTGTATGATCTGCGCGCGACGGACGTGAGTGCCCATGACGGGTTCTTCACTATCTAGCCCGCGAGGTGTGTGATGCGCGTCTCCCTGCCTGACGACCTGGTCGACCTCTACTCCCAGTACGCCGACGCCCACGCGCTCCCGGTCGAATCGGTCATCGCCGACCAGCTCGTCCATGCCGCCCCGACGCTGGGCCGCCCGCACCTCACGCTCGATCAGGCGACGCTCGAACTCCTTGCCAAAAAGCTCGGCGCGGTGACGTTTACCAGCGTCGCCGACCTCGTCATCCGCGTGTCGCAGCTGGCCGGGATCCGCTTCCACCGGGTCGACTTGGACTTCACGCCGTCGCAGCTGGTGGAACTCGAATCGCGCGCCGCCCGCCAAGGGCTGCCCGTCGAGCGCCTCATCCGCGAGATCCTGCGCACCTTCAACGACCAGTTCTTCTGGAAGGCGACGGGCGACCTGCCGGTCCTCGTGCGGGAAGCGGCGCAGGCGGACGAGGACGCCGCGCTCGACCGCGCGATCGGTGTGCCGCCACCGGCGTTGAAGCCGACCGCCAAGGCCCCGAAGGCTGCGCGAGCCTAGCCCGTGCCCACCCACGACTACCAGTGCCCAAGCTGCGGGGCCGTCTCGCGGAACGTCTACAGCCGCCTGTACACGCTCCCCGAACCGCGCGTGCGTGACGGGTACCGCGTGACGCAGGACTTCGAGCGGCCGACCTGCGGGACGTGTGGCGACCCGCTCGTCATCCTCCCCCCACGTGTCGCCATCGACGCCTACGAACCCTTCGGCGAGTTTTCCACCTCGGTCGAAGACGGCCGTGGCGGCTACCGCACCGAGCACATTGACTCGCTCGCCAAGCTCCGCAAGGTCGAGCGCGAATCCGAGCAGCGGTACCGCAACGGCGAGGGCCGCCCGATGGCGTGGCGCGATTATTCCCAGGATCGGTCCAACCGCGACGTGCATTCCCTCATGGCCGACCCGTCGGAAGCGCCGACGAAATCCGCCAAGCTGAAGGTGCGCGCGGTGGGCGGCGAGCCGACCGGCGACCTCGGCCCGGGGGTCACCGAGTCGACGCCGTCCCCCCTCGACGCGCTATAGTCTCCGCTCATGGCGGATTACTCGTCTTCGGGCCTCGAAGGCATGGGCCTTCCCTCCCTCACGCACGACAGTGTCAGTGGCACCGGCGACCCGCGCGTCCTCGGCTGGATCAAGGAAGCCGTCATGGAGGGCGACCGGATCAACCGCTCGGACCCCTTCTACGACCGCGCCGAAATCGGGATGCGGTACGTCTCGGGCGACCAGCGCGTGAATGCCGAGAACGCCGCCGAGCCGCCGGCGTATCTCCCCCGCACGACGCTCAACGAATCGCGCCGCGTCGTGAACGCGCACGTCAGTGCCCTCACCGACCTCAAGCCCCTCTTCTCCTACAAGTCGATGGACCCGGCCTTCACGCTGCAGGCCGACTATCTCAACAAGCTGACCGTCGCCTGGTGGGTCACCGCCATGGCCGACATCGAGCTGGGCTACGTCATCAAGTACGCCGAAGCGGCCGGCACGGGCGACCTCGTCACCGAGTGGAACCCGTACACCACCCTCGGCGGCGACATCGCGATTCAAGCGCGTGACTTCCGCGACACCCTCCCGATTCGCCCCGCGCCACACGGCCGCTCGGTCCAGAACTGGGAAGGACTCATCCTGCGCGAATCGCACACGGTGAACGTCCTGCGGTCGCTCTACCCGCAGTACGCCTCGGCCTTCCGGCCCACCACCGACTCGATGCTCAGTACCCTCATGGGTCGGTTCCGCCAAATCTCCGGCCGCTTCCTCTCGCCCGCCAACGACACGCTCTCGGGCCTGAACGCGCCGGCCATGGCCTCGCGCGTGCGCAGTGGCGAGATCCTCCTCTACCGGACCTATCTCAACGACCGCTCGCAGAACCTCACGAGCAAGGCGATTCCCATGGGCACGCCCGGCGCGTCCTGGTCGTACATCGTGCCGCCCGGCGGGTACCTCTACCCGTACAAGCGCATGGTCGTCTCGACCCCCGAGCAGCTGCTCTACGACGGCCCCTCCCCCTACTGGCACGGCCAGTACCCGGTCAGCCGCCTCAAGATGTGGGACCTGCCGTGGCATTTCCTCGGGCAGGGGCTCCTCAACGACCTCATCCCCATGCAGGATGGGATCAACCAGTCCATCCAGGACGTGCTGCTCGGCATTCGCAAGTGGATGGACCCGGCCGTCGTGTACGACCGCGGGGCCGTCAGCGAATCCTTCATGCGCCTGTACGACGCGCGCCGGCCCGGTAGCAAGGTGAAGCTCAACCCGACCGGCAGCAAGGAAGGGTTCAAGCCGCTCGAGGGGCCGCCGCCGCAGGTGATGCAGCTCTCGCTGGAGATTATCCAGTTCCTCCTCCAGCGATTCGACTCGCTCTCGGGCACGCCGAACCTCCAGGAGATTCTCGCGCTCCGGCAGCTGCCCGCCGCCGACACGATCGACAAGGCGCTCCAGGCCCTCACGCCCGAGCTGCGTCAAGAGGGCCGGCAAGTCGAAGCGTTCCTCCGCGACGTGGGCGAGCAGTCCAAAGTCCTGCGCTTCCAGTACGAGTCGTCGGCCCGTCGCGTGACCATTCTCGGCGACGCCGGCACGCTCCTCCAGGACTTCGACTTCGACCCCGAGGTGCTCGTCCCGGCGCTCACGCCCGGCACGCCGGGGTACTCGCCGCTCATCGACGCCCAGCTCACGCGGGACCAGCGGGCGCAGGGCGTCCACAAGAAGATCGTCTTCGTGCTCGCGCCCAACTCCATCCTCTCGCTCAACGCCATGGAGGGGAAGCTGATGAAGCTCCAGCTCTCCCGCATGGGCATGATGGATGTCTGGTCGCTCTGGGAGGCCCTCGAAATCCCGAACGCCGGGGCGCCGCCGAAAATCCCGCTCCCGCCGCTCAAGCCGCTCGACCCGCAGATCGTCCAGCAGGTGATGCTGCAGGCGCAGCAGGACCCGGCGCTCGCCGCGCAGCTCAGCCAGCAGTACACCATCGACCCGGCGACCGGCCAGATTCTCGAGATCCGCGAGCCGGTGACGATTGTGGAACGGTTGCAATGTCAGGGGATGCTGGGGATAGGGATGACACAGAGCGCGGCAGGGCGGCCGGCGTCAGCCCAAGCGCCACCAAAGGTTGAGGAAAAGTCTGACGGCCGTACCACGGTGACCGAGAGCGATCATTCCAAGGGGCCGAATTCGCGGCCGGGGCCGGGGACTTAACGACGCGGGCGTACCGGCGTCGTGAACGCCCGGTACACCGTCCACCCCTTCGTCTGGAGCCGGTAGTACAGCGTCATCGGCTTCATCTGGAGTTCGCGGGCCCAGTCGAAGAGGCAGCGCGTCTCGCCTTTCCACTCGATGTGGATGTTGTTGCGTCGGTTACGGGCCTGTTCGGCAGTCGTGGCCCATCGACAGTTATCGGGGCTGTACGGGCCGTCGTTGTTCTCCCGTTCCAGCGTGGCGCCGTCTGGGCGTGGCCCCATGTCGTCGCGGAAGGCGCTGAAGGCGTCTCGCCACCGTTTGCACATCCTGATGCCGCGCTGGCCGTAGTGGATGTAGCTCGGGTCGGTGGGATTGTGGCAGCGTCCCTTGGCGGCGCACCAGACGCGATAGACCGGATCTTGCCGACCGCCGTTCATGAACCGCCCCGCCGCGCCGTGTGTAACGTGGTTCGTGCGAGCGGTTTCGACGTGGAGACACCCGCAACTTCGCGTCTCGTTTTTCATCAGGCGACTGCCCCCGGTCGTCGTCTCCTGTCCGCAGTCACAGCGACACCGCCAGAGGGATTTCCCGAACCGATCATTCGCGACGCGGTGGAGCACCAGGAGTCGTCCGAAGCGTTGCCCATCCAACTGAAGTGGGTGTGCCATCAGGGCGCTCAGTATAGTGCTTGCGGCCGCTTCGTTGACAGCCTTTTCCCATTCAACGCACAATCCTCCGCCATGGCGTACGAAGGCTTCAAGGCCGTCGAGGCATCCGCCGCGAAATCCGGCGCGCGCAACCCCGGCGCGGTGGCCGCTGCCGTGGGTCGCAAGAAGTACGGCGCCAAGAAGATGGCGTCGGCCGCCGCCTCTGGCCACGCTCTCAAGGGCGCCAAGCCCATGGCGAAGGGACGCTAGCAATGGCCGCACCCACCTACGGGAAAGAGCTGCACACGATTCCGGGCGCCTCCTCCAAGGGGAATGAAATCAAGGCGCCCGCGATCAACCTCGACAAGGGCGGCAAGCGCGGCGGGAAGTCGGGCAAGCACGCGGCCCACAAAGCCTCGGGCCACCACCCGATGGGCGCCGGCCACATGTCGGGGAAGCGGTAACGGCCATGGGCGGCTCACCCGTCGGTCTGGCGTCGTCGCACAAGCCGCCGCAACTCCACGGCCACGACAAGTACGACGTCGAGGATGGCCTGCGGACCATGGAGCAGGCCGAGGCGATCAAGTCGAAGCCCGGCCTGCACGGCGCCATCAAGAAGCACGCGGCGAGCAAGGCCCGCCACATGCGCAAGATTGCTGGGAAGCGATAGCCGCCATGCCGTTCTCCACCGTCGAGCAGGGCATGAAGGAATTCAAGTCGGGCGACCTGCACTCGGGCAAGGGCGGCCCGAAGGTCACCTCGCGCAAGCAGGCGATCGCGATCAGCCTCTCGGAAGCGCGCAAGCACGGCGGCAAGGCGCCGGCCGCGCCCAAGTCGATGAGCAAAGGACGCTAGCCCATGCCGACCCCTCGCCCGACCGTGATGGACAAGCCGACCGGCCCGACGGGCATTCTGTCGTCGGCCCGGAAGCCGACGACCCCCGGCGGCAAGAAGCCACCGGCCAAGCCCGGCACGCTCACCTCCCCCGGCCGCTCGATGGGCGGCATGAAGGGACGGCGCTAGATGTTCGGCGGTGGCGGCGGCTCAGTCGGCGCGGGTCTCCCGGTCCCCGGGACGACGCCTGGCGCCAATCAACTCGACGGGCCGCCTCCGTCCATGACGCAGTCGCTCGGCCAGGGGAACGGCAACCCGATGCCCCCGATGGGGCAGATGGCGCCGCCGATCGCCTCGGCCCAGCTGCCGCCTGAGATGCTCTCCGGGATGCAGTCGGCCGCCGACGCGATGGTGCAGACCCTCAACAGTTTCGCCCAGGCGACCCCAGACCTGGCCCAAGATTGGGCGGCCGTCCTCACGGCCCTCCAAAGTGCAATGAGCAAACTCCAACTGGCCGGCGCGGGGCCGACCTCTCCGACCTCCACTGGCCCGGGATTCCCCGGCGGTGGGATCGACCAGAACGGCCCCCCACGCTTGCCCCAGCAAGGGTAGGTAGACTGTGGCTGATCTCCTCCAGGCGGGTAAATCCGTCCTTGAAACCGTCCTCGGGAAGCTCCCCCAGGACAAAGCCGACGCGGCTCGGGCCATCTGGAATGACCCTGCGGCTGCGCCTGCGCTCGAAGAACTCGGGAACGCCGCCTTGCGCCGGGCTGATCACTCGCGCGCGCTCGACGAAGTCAAGCAATCGGAGGCACGGCTCCGCGACCACCAAGCCAAGCTCGACGCCTGGTGGACGCAGAACGAAGCCGCCGCCAAACTTGGCGCCGCCGCGCTCGACAAAGGCTGGACCCCCGAGGGAGGCTCGACCACGACCCCCGAGGTCCCCGCCGACGTCCTTCGCAAGAAGGAATTTGAGCAGGCCCTCAATCTTCGGGAAGAGGGCCAGCTGGCCTTCTATCTCGAATCCAACCGCCTGCGCGACCAGCATCTGGCGACCTTTGGCGAGGCATTGAACCTCCGTGAACTCGTGACCGACCCGCGCGTGGGTCAGCTCGGGCTCGACGGGGTGTACCAGGCCCGCTTCAAGGAGCGCCTCGACGAGAAGGCCACGACCGACCGGACCAAGCTGATCGAAGCCGAGGTGCAGAAGCGCCTCGGGGAAGAGCGCCGCCGCGGCGCCGATCGGCCCATCGTCCCGGTGAACGGTCAAGCCCCCTCGCCGCTGGACGCGCTGGCTCCCATTTCCGATGGGAAGCCGGGGCTGGTGCAAGACGCCGTCGCCGAGTACGAAGCCCTCGTCGCCGCGCGGACGCACTAGCTCGCTCGGGCCTTCCCATCGCTGACCGCGCCCAGGAGGCGCTCTCAGCATGGCTAACATTCTGCTCGACGAAGTCAACACGGTCGCGACCAAGAAGATCAATCGCGGCGTGGTCGACAACTACTTCAAGGCGGGGCCGCTCATCGCGTACCTCAAGACCCGCTTCAACCAGAAGTGGACCGGCCCGCTCATCCAGGAGAACTACGAGTTCAAGGCGCTGAAGGGTGGCGCGTACAAGAAGGGCTCGACCTTCAACATCACCCGCCAGCAGACCCGCTCGGGCATTCAGTTCACCCCGCGCTACTACGAGGTGAACATCACCGAGTTCCTGGAAGACCTCGAAGTCGAAATGGCCGGCCCGACGGCGGTCTTCTCGACCCTCAAGGTCGACATGGCGAACGCGGCCCTCACGATGAGCGCGATCCTCGAGATCGCCGCCTTCCAGAACGGCCAGAACGTGGGGGGCGTCGACCGCACGGCCGAAATCAACGGCCTCGAGGAAGCGTTCACCAACGGCACCGATGCGACCTGGAGCGGGAAGACCTTCCCGAGCTACGGCCTGCAGACGCGCGCCGCCGTCTCGCCGGCGCTCAACAGCCCGACCGGACTCATCGGCGCCAACATCGCGACGACGTCCTTCCGCATGCTCGAGCAGACGTACATGTCGTGCGTCATCGGGGCCGAACGGCCCAAGCTCGGCATCACGACCAACCGCGAGATGGGCTTCATCGCCGAGACCTTCACGCCGCAGCAGAAGATCGACGTGCTCGACCCGGAGATCAACTGGCCTGGCCTGAAGTTCAACCAGGCGACGATCGTCGTCTCCCAGTACTGCCCCGGGCAGGATGGCGTGAATGACGCCGACCTGGGCAACTACTCGAACACGTCGGAGACCTTCTGGTGGCTCAATCCCGGCCCCCAGGGCGACGACGCGTACCTCCGCCTCTACATCGCGGCCTCGCCCAAGTTCGCCTTCGGCTTCACCGGCTTCAAGGGCGCGCGCGATGACAACCAGGTCAGCGGGCAGATTCTCTTCGGCGGCAATCTCACCTGCCGCAGCCCGCGCCTCAACCGGGGCCTCTACGGCCTCACCAGCTAAGGGGAGAAGGAGGACATCATGCCCAACAACTTCCCGCAGCAGACGCTGTACCTCGTCAGCGGCAGCCCGCAGACCGAGAACCGCGCGGCGACCGTCTACCCGGGCCAGCTCGGCCAGCGGGCCATCCTCGTCGACAAGTCGGACTCCAACCGCGCCAAAGGGTGGCAGGTCGTCCAGCTCGACTCGACGATGTCGGTGCTCCCGTATGCCGGCGCCGTCGCCTGGTGGAAGGATCGCGCCAAGTACCTCGTCACGACCAGCGCCTCGGCGCCGGGTCGCGGCCAGACCGCTGGCGTCTTCCAGTGCACCGCGGCCACGGCCCCGGTCACGGCCGACGTCACCGCGCAGAACATCGTGTGCATCCAGGTGAAGGGCCTCGGCAACGTGAACTACGTCGACTCGCCCTCGGGCACGCCCGACGCGACGGGCCTCCTGGTCGTCCCCTCGGCGACCGACGCCAAGGCGGACTGCCTCACGGCCGGCACGGCGGCGACCTACCCGAAGATCGGCTCGTCGGCCGGGGCCGCGACGTCGCACTTCGGCCTCGTCGACATCGACGTCGACGAGAATCCGTAAGGGGGATCCATGCTCGCAGGTACCCTCGACAAGACGCAGAGTGGCAAGGCGCCCCAGGACATCGGGGCCACCACTCGGCGGTATCTCTGCTCCTATGTCGGCCCGGCGTCGTACACGACCGGCGGCGACATTGGCGTGAAGGATGCGCTCGGCATCGGCAAGGTGTTCGTGGTGAATGGCTTCATCCTGTCGAACGGGACGGCCATTCTCATCGGGCGCTACGAGCCGTCGACCGACGCCTTCCAGGTGTTCGACATGGCCGGGGCGGAAATCGCCGCCCTGACCAATCTCAGCACCTACACGGCCTACATCGAAGTGATCGGCCAGTAGGCCGATCACGCGGCGACGCCCTCGGGCGTCGCCTGACGACCCTGGACGCCGGTGGGGATCCCCCTCACCGGCGTCGTTCGTTGTAGAATCCCTCCCCAAGGAGACTCGCATGGCCAAGTTTGCGGTGGCGGGCAACAAAGGCACGGCGTCGGTGAAGTCGATCGTGAACGCGCGGGCGGCCGCCTCGGCCAGCGCGCGTGGCCGCGTCTACGACTACATGGTCGGCAGTCCCGCGACGCCGGCCGACAACGCGTTCGACCACGAGCTGGTCCGCAGTTCGACCGCTGGCACGGGCGCCGCGAACACGCCGAGCCCGCTCGACGTGGCCGACTTGGCCGCGACCGGCTTTGCGGCCAGTGACACCTACACGGCCGACCCGACGCTCGGCGTCGTGCTCCTGCGCGTGCCGGTGAACCAGCGCGGCACCTACCGCTGGGCCGCTCAGCCCGGTGGGGAACTGGTCTGGCCGGTCACCGCGAACAACGGCATCACCGGCGCCTTGGCCTCGGCCTCGGCCGTCGACTTCTCGGCCACGCTGATGGTCGATTCGCAGTAGGGTCGGGGCCGACAATGCCCGACCCTCGTGTCGCGCGCGGCTACGCCGTCTGGACCGACCCGGACGGCCCGTCCATCGAGCGCGACACGATCACGTGTTTCCACTGTCAGCACGTGATTCACGTCAAGCCCGGCTCGGCCCAGACGGTGTACCTCCTCCCGCCGCACCTGGGGGCGCCCCTCGGCACCCCGTGGCGGGAAGAGATGGGCGGCGGCTGCTACACCTGCCAGCGCCCGATCTGCCTCGCCTGCATCGAGAAGGGCGGCTGTGACCCCTGGGAGCGTCAACTCGACCGGATCGAGGCCCGCGTCCGGCTCCATCGCGCGGTCGGCATCTAGCCGTGCGCGCCCCTGCCGTGTCCACGGGCGGGGGCGGCGTCACGTATTACGAGGCGTAGCCGATGGCGCTCCTCGCCCATACGGTGTACGGGGTCTCGTAGATGCCCAGTCCCTCTGTTGTCCAGCGTGTCGGCACCACGTCCGGCGTGACAGGTTTTTCCGTCTCGGTCACGTTCCTCAGTCCGGTCTCGGTTGGAAACCTCATCGTGGTTGGCGTGCAAGCGCAGAGTGGAGGTGGTGCACTACTTCTACTCACAGATGATGGAGGAAATAGCTACACGCTCACGCCAAACACGCCGCAGTTCAATGGCGGTGGAAATTACGAATTTATTGGCTACGCCGTCGCGACGACGGGAGGGACACTCACAGTTACTGGTGCTTTTGCTGGTGGTGCGGGCTACTTCTGCATGGCCGCGTATGAAGTCGCCGATGCGGACACGTTTGTTATCGACAGCGGCGGGCAAGGGACCACGCCGGCTATTGATAGTGGCGTGCTCTCCCTTGGCGGCGCGGACTGCATCATCATCGCGCAAATGGAAACGGACACGAGGGGCATTAGCGCCTTCGGTCCGGGCTACACGGGGAATAGCTCCGACGGCACCAACTACATCTACGATGAATACCATGTCACCTCCGTCGATGAGGCGGCTACGGCAACGGCCGCTGGAAGTGCCAATTGGGGCATCATCGCGGCGGCGTTCAAGGCGGCATCGGGTCCTCCCCCGACCCCGGCCTATTGCTACCGCCGCACGCTGACGGTCGATCACACCCAGTGCGGCGCGTCCGACTCGACCGACTTCCCCGTGCTCGTGCGGTTCACCGACGCCACGATGAAAACAGTGGCGAACGGCGGTCACATCCAGAACACCACCACCTCAAACGGCCAGACCGTGCCGGCTGACCTCGGGTTCTACGCGGACTCAGCCTTCACGACGGCCCTCAACTGGGAAGTCGAGTTCTACGACGGCGTGAACGGCATCCTCGTCGCGTGGGTCAAGCTGCCGACCCTCTCGCACACGGCAGACACCGTGTTCTACATGGCCTACGGCGATGCCGGGACGACGACGTTTCAGGGCGACGTCAACGGGACGTGGAACAGCAACTTCAAGGGCGTCTGGCACCTGCCGGACGGTACGACGCTCGCGGCCACAGGATCGACGGCGACACCGCACAACGGCACGATCACCAGCGCGGTCGCCGCCGCCGGGAACATCGACGGCGCGGCCAGTTTTGCGGGAGGCACTGACAAGATCGATTTCGGCGCGAGCGCGGATTTCGCCTTCGCCGCCTCCTTCACCGTCTCGGCCTGGGTCAAGACGAGCACGAGCCAACTGGCGTTCCTGTTCGGGATTCAGCACCTGCCGTTTGGGTCGACCGCCTTCACGATGAAACAGGAATCGGCCGTGCCGCAAGTCCATTGGCACGTCGAAGGCGCGACGAGCGACTGCCATTACCTCACCGGCATCGACGACGGGAACTGGCATCACCTCGTCGGCCAGTGGGATGCGGGCGCGGCCGATTCCTACCTCTATGTCGATGGGGTCCTCACGCCCTCGGGGGGCGCCGGGGGCGCGAGCACGCCGGTCTCGACGGTCCCGCTCACCGTCGGGCTCCCCGATTCAGGCGGCACGGCGTTTACCGGCACCGTCGATGAACTCCACGCGGTCAATGCGCTCCTCTCGGCCGACTGGATCGTGTCTGAGTTCAACAGCCAGATGCCGGCCTCCACGTTCCTCGGCGTGAGCGGCGAAACCTTCCTCTGCGGCGTCACCGTCGTCCCGACGATCTACCCGGACTGGCTCGCGCGCGTGCCGCAGACGCGTGGCTGGTACGCCGCCCCGCCCGCGCCGCCGGTCGCCCCGCCGTGGATCTCGGTCGACGCGCCCGATCAGGTCCGGCGTGGCGAGACCGGCCGCCTCGGCTGGGAGACGCGACCGCTCCTGCCGCCGCCGGCGCCGGCCCCGACGTACTTCACCGACACGTTCCCGGATCAGGTTCGCAGCGGGACGAAGGCGCCCGAGGGCTGGTACACGCGCCCGACGACGCCGCCACCCGCCCCGCCGCTCATCGAGACCGCCCTCCCGCAGGCCCGGTACAGCGTCCCGCTCACCCGGACGACCTACACGGCCCCGGTGACCCCGCCGCCCGCGCCGGCGCCCACCTACTTCGTGGATGTCTTCCCGGATCAGGTGCGGCGCGCAGGCTACGCCGCCCCCGACTGGCTCGCCGAGCCGATCCTGCCGCCGCCGGTGCCGTACACCGAGTGGGGCCAGACCGAGCCGCTGCACCTGCGCGTGTCGTGGCGCGACCTCACCGCCACCACCGAGCCGCTCCGCATCATCCAGAACCCGGTGCCGCCGCTTTCGTGGGGGGTTATCTATCCCGACCATCTCACCGTCGTGCGGTCGGCCGCGCTCCTTGGGGCGGCCTACCATGCCCCGTACGGCCCGACGCCCCCGCCGCACGAGCGGCCGCTCTATCGCCGGAGTCTGCAGCTGCGCATCGGCAGCCGCACCGAACCCGAAAAGCTATAGGATGCCCCCATGCCGGCTGAGAACCTCCAGCAGTACAACCTGACCCAGCCGCTCGTCTTCATCCTCATCGCGGCCGCCGACCACATTTCACCCGTCGTCGGGGCGACGCCAACGGTGGTGCTGTCCAAGGCCGGCAGCCCCTTCACCCCGGCCGCCGGCGCCGTGAGCGAGATCGGCAACGGCTGGTACCAAGTCGCGCCGAACGCGGGCGACGCCAACACCCTTGGCCCGCTGATCCTGCACGCCTCGGCGACCGGCGCCGACCCGGTCGACACCCAGTACGCGGTCGTCTCGTTCTCGCCCCTCCAAGTCGTCCCGACCGCGCCCTCGGTCGTGACCCCAGCCGCCGGCCCGGGCGTCCTCACGTTCGAGGACGTGTGGCGCAAGGTCCGCCTCTACGCGCCGAACGCGCCGCTCCACCTGGTCCGCACGTGGGTGCAGGACGCCTTCCGCACGCTCGTGATGAAGCGGCAGTGGGGCTGGGTCGTTGCGCAGGACCAGATTACCTTCGCGGCCGCCCGCCAAGTCGACTGTGTGGTCACCCTCGGGTCGACGCTCGTCACGGCTGCGGTCGCGACGTTTGTCGCCGGGGATGCCGGCCGGCAGTTCCGTCAAGGGACGTGGCCGATCTACACGATCCTCTCGGTGGCGGCCGATGGGAGTTCCGTGACGCTCTCGCTGGCGTACCACGGCCTGTCCGCCGGCGCGGTGAGCGCGACCATTTCCGACTGCTACGCCACGATGCCCGTCGACTTCGGCGCGTTTGTCGTCGTCGTCGACCCGATCTATCAGCGGATGGTCCCGTGGTGGGGCACGCAGATGGAGCTGGACCTCATCGACCCGAACCGCACGGCGGCCGATGCGACGCCGCGGTTGCTGGTCCCGTCCTCCAACAGCGTCTTCAGCGCGACGCGCGGCCAGATGCAGTACGAGTACTGGCCCAAACCCACCGCCGCCGGGGCCTTGCAGTACTACTATGCGCGCCGGCCGGTGCTCCTCGCCGATACCGACGCCATCCCGGGCCTCCTCCAGTCCCGCGTCGACATCCTCGAGACTGGGGCGCTGGCGCGTGCCGCCAAATGGCCTGGCACGCTCGACCAGAAGAACCCGTACTTCAACCTCATGCTGGCGCGTACGCTCGACGCCGACTTCGAGCTGGCGGCCCAGCAGCTCGACCTGCGCGACGACGACCAATGGCAGCAAAGTTTTGACACGATTCCTTGGCAGCGGTGGAACATGTACACGTGGGCGTACAGTACACATTTGCTGCAAGCCAGCGACGCGACCCTGTCTTCCTACGCGAACTGGGGAGGGGGAAGTCTTGGCTGGTAAGCGCACGCAGGGCAGGCTCGTGGTCTGCGGGCAGTGTCGTGTGGAATTTCATCCATGGCACGCCAGCACCAAGTACTGCTCGCCAACATGCGCGTACGCACACATCAGATCGCGCAAGAAACCGCGTCCCTGTCAGCAGTGCGGACAGCCCGTACATGGCGGTTGGGTCCGCCGCCGCTTTTGTTCGCGGGCTTGCTATGGCGCCTCGCTTCGTGTCGCCCTTCCACCGTGTAGCGAGTGCGGACGGCCGTGCAAGCTCCCCAAGCATCAACTGTGTTCGCGGTCGTGCGCGACCCGGCACCGTAACCGGCTCATCCGCGCGCAGAAGCTGGTCGTGGGCCGTTCGCGTTATCGGCCTCTCGGTGACCGCCAAGTCGATAAAAATGGCTACGTCTCGGTGAAGACGCCGCGCGGCTGGGAGAAGGAACACCGCCTCGTGATGGCCGAGAAGCTCGGGCGACCGCTGACGCGCCACGAGGATGTGCATCATCGCAACGGCGACCGGGGAGATAATCACCCCGATAATCTTGAACTCTGGCTGACTGGGCAATGGACGCATCGCGGCGTGCGGCTCGACCAAGGCACCGGGATGCTCCCGATGCAGCACGACTGAGCTTCGTGTAGAATCCCCGACGAGGACCTTATGGCTGAACTCCAGACCCCGTTCGAGAAGGCCGTGGCGAGCGCCCCGTCCGGCAGCCCCTCCGGCGACGGCAACACCACCGGTGGCTTCGACCTGCCCGGCGGCGCCGAGAAAGAGTCGGCCAATTCGATGTCGGGCCTCCCGGCCCAGATCACCACCTTCGGCGTCACCGGCGGCGAGAACGGCCCGGGCACCCAGGTCGACATGCCGCCGGTGGCTTCGCCGGGTACCTTCAAGACCGAGTAGCTAATCATGCAAGTCGGCCAGATCATCCTCGTCCAGACCGACCCGGCGACGCAGTTCACGGCGACGCTCGCCCAGAACGCGACGCTCGGCGTCGACATGCCCCCGGTGCCGGCGACCGGGGTCGCGGCCAACCCCCCGGTCGGCTACGTCGACCAGGGCCTGGGCGGGACGAGCGTTGCCTGCCGCATCCGCGGGATCACGGTCGTCTCGGTCGACAACCTCGACTGGGAAATCGACGTCTTCTCGGCAGCCGTCGCCTCGGCCATCGCGAGTGCGAGCTTCCTGGGCGGCTGGCGCTTCGTCGCCGCCGACGGGAAGCAGTTCGCCGGCGCCGGCAGCTTCTACTACTACAAGGGCGGCCTGGACATCCCGTACTTCGACGCGGCCGGCGCGGGCAAGATCCACCTCGTGCTGTGCAACCGCTCGGCGGCCGGGAAGACGACCGGCGCCATCCAGATCATCCTGCACGCTGAACCGTCCTACGGGCGGTAGCCGATGGCGGTCGCGCCGACTGGTGCGGGCGGCGCCGGCCTCCAGCGCCTCGGATCCGCCTCGGGCGGCTTGCCGTCTCCCGCGCCGACCGCCTTCACGATCATGGGGTGGTTCCGGGGCGACGGGACCACGTTCCACCTGCCTGAACCGTTCGACATTTTCGATAGCAGCGGCTTCCGCAGCCACATCATCGACGTCGAGCACTGGGCGAGCCCCCCGCCGGTGGGGGACTTCCTCACCTACAGCGGGTACGACGGCACGACCTTCGTCTCCCCGCGTGGCGTGTTCGATCTCACCGCCGCGCAGCTGGCCTCGGTCTGGTACCACGTCGCCTTCGTCTGGACGACGGCCGGGGGCGGGACCGGCACCATCTACCTCACGACCGAGGACCACACCGAGAACCTCGCGGCCGACCTCACCTTCACGTTCGACCCGCTCCTCACCAACTGGGACGAGGTCGACATCAACTGCTCGGCCCATGGCGGGATGACCAACGTGAAGGTCTGGACGGTGGCGCTCACCCCGACGCAGATCGCGCAGGAGCGTGACGCGTACGCCATCACCAACACGACCGGCATCTACTCGGCGACCAACCTCTCGAATAATCTCGACACGTCAGACGCCTCGGGGCAATCCCACCCGTTCGCGGTGCTCGTCGGGTTCCAAACGGTGGCCGGCCCGGCGGTCCTCGGCGGCGGCGGGGGGACCATCCCGAATACGCCGACCGACGTCGCGCTCGACATGTCGGCGTTTGAGGCGACGACGATCACCTGGACCGATAACTCCACCAACGAGGACGGCTTCCACGTCCAGCTGTCGGTGGACAACGTCGTCTGGGGACCGACCCACACGACCGGCCCGAACGTGACCTCGCTCGTGCTCCCCGTCTCGCCCGACCAGCTGTACTTCGCGCGCGTCTCGGCGTTTAACGCGACCGGCGAGTCGACCTTTGCGGTCGCCGGCCCCGCGCATTCCCGGCAGAACCTGTCCATCCGGCTGACGAGCGGGCCGCGGAGCTACCTCACCATTCCCGACACGTCCCTCGCGCAGTCGCGCACGCTCGCCTTCGGTGGGGCCAGCCCGCAAGCCATCGCCGACACGAACGGCAACCTCACCTGTGAGGCGTACATCCGGCTCGACAACACCGGGTCGGCGACCATCTACTCGGACATCCGGCATCGCGCCTGGCCGTTTCAGGACGACCTGCGCAAGACCTTGCCGATCCCGCCGCCGGGGCTGCCCCCGA